TTTCCCTTTCGTTGTACTTGCTTATGTCTACAAGTATACACACAATTAGGGGAAACACAACACCAAACACAAACTATTTTTTAGGCCTCACAACATTCAACACAGCCAACACAAACAACAAAGCTGAAGCGCTATAACCAAACCCAGCCAACAACCCCTCAGCCTCGAACGCCAACAACCAATACAGCAAACCCATACCGCTAAGAATCACAAACCCAGACCACCTCATCAGAAAGGCGCACTCTCATCAATCTTGCCCTGCCCAGGATTCACAGTAGGCCACACCTCATTGATAGCAGCCTCTTGAGTCTTAGCACCAGCAACACTCACCGATTCAGCACGCACCCGAATAGCAGACCCAGTAGATCCATCACGCTTCTGGAAAGTGCTAGTGCCCACGATGCGCCCCACCACAGTAACCTGCTTCACATCATCCAAAGCGGTCTGAGAATCAGTAGTGACATCATAGATAGTCTTATCTACTGTTTCCCACTCATCCTGGTGGTTCTTCTTGCGCACATCTACAGCGAGCTTCAAAGCACGACCCCAGTGGAAATCTTTTACATCATTCAGCCACCCAGTGACCGTAACTAATGCCTCATTGCGTTCCATAACTACTCCCTTTTCCTTATCCGATAATGTGTGAAGGATTCACACAATCATTATGCCCACAACTTCTGACACCAGGCAACACAGGTTGCCCATAGTCATCAAGCGGTGTCACATCATCACCAGCAAACCCGCCATGCCAGGGAAGGCACTTGCCCTCTTTGGTGTGGACTGTTTGCACTTTTCGTGCCCTGCACGATTGACACAAAACCGTTTTCTGTCTCGAAGAATTGAGCTCCCATTCAAACCCGCACCTCTCGCACCGTATCGTTTGCATCTAGGCTGCGCATCGCAATCTGAATGAGCTCATCTGAGAAATTGTAGCGCTCTCCCTGTTTTGTTGCAGATATTCGCTCCCTGCGGAGTTTCTCTTTATCGCGCCAATACTTACCAATCTCATCCAGGTGCCCATCGAAAGCTCTCCACCGATTCAACTGTTGAAACTTCGCAACCCTACGCTCATGCTTCTTCAACAGCCTCAGGTGAGTCCCAGTGTGGAACTTCTCCAGCATCAAAGTATCTAGATCAATGTCCATCTCATCAGCCCACAAATTATCCGAATACATGCTCATGCTTCCCCCTCACAATCCTCACAAACATAACCCACAACCCTAACCCCCACAACCTGAGGAGACCACCCAGAACCAGGATCAACAGGCCCAGAACAATTCACACAATCACCCATCACTTGCACCCAAACTCTCCAGGCTTACACTCATAATGCTCCCCATTCTCATGCTCCAACCGCACCCAATCCCTACGCCCAGGCCCAGACTCACGCAAAGACACACGATCATAAATACTCTTAGCAGTAATAAACCCACTCCTCGATTCCTTATAGGCAGGAAGTAACGCAGCTTCACACTCCTCGAAACTGTAACCCTCAAGCAACCTATGCCACATCTCCACCATCCCCTCATCCACAGGTTGCCTATCCAAAGAGGAAACCATCGCTAACAAAGTCGCAACCTCACCATGATTCATCACTGCACCCCCTTCAACATTGCACTGAAGTCCACATCAGGAGCCTCAATAGCTTTCGTCTGCTCACGCTCACGATATTTTTGAGCAAGTAGGGCAGCGTTTTCAGCGTTCGTCAGCTTACGACCACGCACAGGCTCAGGCGGGTTATCCCACGCATCAGCATTCAACCAAGTCGCAGGATTCTTCGTATACCCATCATCCCTATTTGGATCATCCCGATACCTCTTTGCACCATCCAGAATCACCTCAAGGCTCACACGCCTAATAGCTTTCTCAAACGCTCTCACTGCTGCAGGCTTATCAGCACGCTTAGGATAAACATCCCAAAATTGATTGAATGAGCTCTCGCTAGTGTTCTCTAGCTTGTTCTTCTTTACTTTAGTTTTATTAGGAATTAGTTTTCTATTGTCAGGTGGGTTTGCCACAGTGGACTGAGCCACAGTGGAGTGAGCCACAGTGGAGAACCAACCTCTGGCATCCTGCAACTCATAACGATAACCACCCAAGCTCATATCAGCATGGCGAACTCTCACCAATTCGATGAAGCCGAGCTCCTCAAGTTGCTTTCGAGCCGTACGCAACGCAGCCCTGCCAAGCCCACTCTCACGCATAATCTGCTCATCGAGTATCTGATACCCAATTTTGTGACTGAGCAGATAGATCAGCAACATCTTTGCCATAGGTGGCAGCTCATCATTGCGAATAAGTGAGTTGGGCACCATTGTGAAGTTCCCATCCATAGGGAACTCTGGCCTGTAAATACCTGGTTCTGTGTCCATTGTCTAGCCTTTCTATCGGCTAGACTTAACCCAGCCGATGGTGATGTCATCGGTTTTCTGATGAGGTAGGGGTGTTTGGCTCCTACCTCATCTCTATTCTATACCTAGAACGGTTCCCCGATGGTGACACCAACCTTAGTCCCATCAGGCAACAAAATCCACCAACCACCAAACCTGTCAAACACAGGGCGCTCAGTAGACTCCCACACAGCCAACTTATGCCCCCACCCACGCGCAGCAATCGCATCCTTCGCATCAGCCTCAATAGATCCATTCCATTGCGCACAAATCATCATCAGGTTATCGGGTGTGTCGAGCAGTTTAGATCCACCCATCCCCCGATTGATCCTGTGATGAGGCACTAGGTCATCTTCACGCGCACAGTGCCAGCAGTGCTCATCCCTGGCCTGTACGAGCTTTAGAACCTTCTTGGGGATAGCCATGCCCCTAGTTTATACTTGAAGGCGGGGCTGGATGGATTCGATTGGGCAGGAACCCGCGAAGTGCGACCTGTGCAAGACCGGGGTTCGATTCCCCGCAGCTCCACTGTGATTTTAGTAGTCTATACAGTGGTAAAACGGTAGCGTAGGCGTTGGTAAGTGACGTGATAACCAACACTTATCAAATGTGATAAACCTACAGTTTCATCCTTCTCTCAAGATCCCAATTGAAATCCGTTTGCACACACTCATAAGCCTCTTTGTAAGCATCCTCAAAAGTCATTTCAATGCCTTTTTCTTTTTTGGCCACGACGAAGAACTTTGCCAAAGACTCAAGCGCACTATTCAACGCCAATTTAGTGACAGCCTCGCTCACCTTATCCGGCGCTCTCAACATCATGCGGTACTCACTAATCGCCCACCAAAAAACTTCGTCACCAAAGTTTCGCCACTCGTCATCATCAAAATTGTTATACCTACCGATGTTTGTCACCTCACTGACCTCCAACCGCCTCGTGCCCGATAGCGCGGCTGATACTTTACAAACCCATTTTCATCCGCCTCTGCCGCGTGCCTTGCACAAAACGCTCGACTGCGAAGCCATTGAAAACCAGACTCAGGCTTGTACGGTCCAGCAGGGTAGTCAGCCAAAGAAATCGCAATAACCCAGCGACCATCGCCTCTCTCGTCCTCAGCGCAGTGCAAACACTTGGCGCTCAAAGCTTCATCTCCGCCTGCATCAACTTAGAAGCAGTAGCCAAAGCCATCAGCTCAGATTCAATCGTGCGCATCTTAGTCCTAATACGATTCACGCTAGCCTTAGCAAGATCGCGTGCAAACCGCGCATCAGCAGCTAACAACTTAGCCCTCGCCTGCCTCTCAGCAACAGACCCAGTAGCATCCAGAAACGCTTGCGCCTCAGTCTTGTCCAAATCGTATTCAGCTTGAGACAAATTAGCCTCAGCCTCATAGAGTGCCTCGACACCCTTTTTGTTAGTCTGTGTGAGCTCGAGGAGCTCCCTCGCTATGTCCGATGGAATCACAAACCATCACCAACCTTCTGCATAATTCAAGTCTCCAAAACTCACTTAATAGAGGATCGTTTGCCCTTTGAGCTTCCAGGTAAGCTTGGCTCAGTTCCCTCACGCTCGCCAACAGGGGTGATGGATTCTGCATAGGCTTTCACCTTATCTAGGACTTCAGTTGGTGCCCCCGCTTTGGAAGCTTCCCCCCATAGTAACCTCAGCCTGTCCACATCCTTTAGGAGTGCTGCTTCAGCAACCCAGTCACGATTCTTAGCCTGCTCCTCGAAACGCGCAACCTTCTCCATTTCCTCACGCGAGGCACGCTTATTACCTGAATACCCTGCATTAGCAAGGGCGCGGCCTATCGAGCTCGTCTCGCACACCTCAAGGGCGCTGGACTGCTGAGGCCCACTAGCGCTATCCACCTCATAAGCGAGCCCTGTAGCTTTAGGGCAACCACGCTCCACATCCTCACCAGAGAAAAACACCAGCGACTTCACCACCCAAAGCTTCTCAGCACGATACTCAGGGATAGTCTCATTCTCGGTGATGATCCTGCCATCAGGATGATCAGCATAGAAACGCTTGATGCGCTCCTCTACTGTCTCGTAATCTGCAAGATTGAACCTAGCCATCACAACCACACCTTCATCCCATTCTCATTCTTCAACCACTTAGCCATCTCTTTAGTAGTCACATTGAAAATCTGTGCCAACTCATCCCGCGTATAACCATGATTGTGCATCCTGATCGCCCGCCACTGACACTTCGCCAAAAGCTGTTCAGCATACAACTTCGAGGCACCAAACTCATCACCCAAAGCAATCGCCTCAGACCTGACCAGGTTCCTCAGTTTCATTTCCTCACGATTAGCAGCAACCATAATCAGGTTGTTAGGCGTAATCTCATCCAGTTTCAGTTCCATCATTTCCCTTTCTTTTGTTCCAACAGTTTGCCCTCAAGCTCCCAGAAAGCACGCCAAGCCTCAGGGCGCTCCCTCAGCTCAGTCACATACTTATCAGCAACCCGCAACACATTCACATCCTTCTTATCCATCATTTCCCTTTCAGACATTACTGATCATCCCCTTTTGTGTTTAGATATTCCCTTATTGTTTCTAACGCAAAATCTGACACACTCATATCACGCCTGTTCGCTTCCATCAGAAGCTCGGTGTAATCGTATGTGTCTAGTTGCACAGTGACACTAACCTCAGACATTCTCCACCCTTTCCCATAACGCATCAGCAGTAACAATCAATGAAGCAATCATGCCCTCATCACGCTCAATAAACAAGTGTTTAGGTTTCCACCACGCAGGAGCAAACACACCCTCAACCTCAATACGCTGCATCCACGCGAATAAGCAACGCTCAGCACCAGTGACATGCAACTGCCATTGCACCTGCCTACGATACTGAACAGGCACAGTAGCATCCTCAAAATCTTTTCCAGTGGTTTTGATTTCAGCAATCAGCTTATGATCCAGGGAAAGCCCATCAGGTGTAGCCAAGTGATGCGTCTCACTGTCATGCCTCAGCAACCAATCATTAGGCAACACCCCAAAATCTTGATGCAGGATCCGAGCAATCACAGGCTCCATATCCCGCCCAAACTTCATGTAAGGGTTATCAATCTCCACATAGTCACTCAGATAGTCACGCACCGCAGTCTCAAACCCTGCAGGAGTAGCAGCCTTCGCAACCTGTGTAGCAGTGACACCATCACGCCTCGCACGCAACCACCCTTCAGGGAAGTCACGTTTAGACACAATGAACTGATTTGCACGCATCATGAGGCCAACACATGCCTCTCATACGCCAACTCATAAGCCTTAGCCTTCACAACAGGATCAGCAACATCGAGCGCATCATCCAGGGCTCTCTTAGCCCTCGACCAGATATAACCGTTATCGCTCATCGCATCAGACCATTCAGCCTGAATCAGCTCACACAATTCTTCAACAGTTACAGTTTCCATAATTCCACCTTTTCTGTATTAGTCTTACCTTATGCCTAACCACCCACATCAGCCATACTCAAAACTCATGGCAGCTATTGATGCTGTAGGTGACACCCCTTGTATGGAAGTGCCAGAGGTTTTTTTCCCAGAGGATTACCCCGATAAGGAAACCCGCGACTATGTGATCAGGGTTGCGAAGTCAATGTGTGACCGTTGCCCCATCAAAGCCGAGTGTTTCATTTACGCTAATGAAACTAATCAGCGTTACGGTATTTGGGCTGGCACACTCCCCTCAGATCGTTAGCCATCCTCATCAACCAGGTCTGCATCAATTCGCACACCAATCTGATTCAACTGCACACGCAGCATGAGTGCTTGCTTCCTTGTCAAACACAGGGTGCCTGGTTCTGACAACTGCCACACATCATCCAGCAAGCGCACACACGCTTCGTGACCGTCATACGAGAGCTCCATCATTTCGTTCCTAACTTGTAACCAGCTAGGAGCAGAAGCCCCACCCCCAGCATCACCGAACCGTTCACACCAATCGTCGGATCTAACACATTAGGCACCAAAGCAAACGCAGCACCCGCAGCCATCACACCCCACCACATCAGAGGTTCACCACCAAAAGTGTGACACCAGCGAGCAGTGCAACACCAATCAGGCTCCACCCGATAGGGCACAGCAGTGACTTCTTAGGTGCACGCAGGTCACGCCTACGCACCTGTATAGCAACATGCTCACTAGCAGGCTTAGGAGCTGGTGTGGTTTCGTTATTCCACAACACCAGTGCACGCTTCAACAGCACCTCGTTGGTTAGTATCTTCCAACGCTCGTTAGCTGTCAGTTTGTCTTTGTGTGCAATGTCCCAGGCCACAATCTCCCTGAGCTCATCATTCTGGATTTCCTGTAACTCGATTTCTAGGTTTTTGTAATACCCCATGATTTCCACCTTTCTTTCAGATACCCATGAGTGTACACACATAGACACAGAAAAGGCAACCATTTAGATCATCGGCGTGTATAGTAGTGGGCATGATGAATCAAGGAAGCTACGATCTACAAACATTGAGCCTGCCACAATTAGCAGACCTACGAGAATGGCAACTGGAGCGCCTCGAAAGAGTCACCATAGAATTACGCAACAGAGTCAAGACTGCCTACGCTGATGGTGCTGAAGTGAAAGCCCTCGCAAAAGAGTGCGGTGTCACCAGGGTCACAATGTACCGCTGGTTAGAGCAATAAAAAGAGGCCCGCAGCCGGTGGGAGCTACGAGCCTCAGGAGCATCACTGCTCAGGTTTAGTGTATCACTGGCAAGAGTCGCACTGCATCGCTTCCATAGGATCTACAGGGCAGGCATACCCATCCACTTGCTCGATGAGGTCTAGGTCAGCCATCACTCACCAGCCTTGTCATACTGAAGCACCGAGGTGAGCAAAGACATGACACCCGAGAGTGCTGCAACACTTGCAACATTGAGCCAGTCCACATCGAAAATACCTACAGCACCCACGCTCATAGTTGCTAACGCAGTCTGAGCCACAGTTTTGATAGAGCGCTCGCCCGCATACGCCCAAAACTTGTTCCACTTATCCATCTAGGTTCTCCTTCTTTGCTTTATCTTCCCACACAGCACCGAAAATGTAGCTGGTAAGAATGAGGGTTATCAATGCTACCCCACCAGTGATGAGGTCTGATGTGGCACTGTCATTGTTGAGAAGTACCGCAACGGATCCACTGAGGAGCATCAGAGCTCCCAGCACAAAAGCAGCGAATATGTAACGCCTACGAATTTTCCATGATGGTTTCATCCAAGCACTCCTACAATCCAGGGCATTACAGCAGCAACTAGACCAAACCCGCCCACAGCCCAGCCCATACGCATCTCAAGTTTCCTAATGCGTGCTTCATGGTCATCAATCTTGTCCTCACTATCGGGAAGTGAGTTGGCAATCTTCTCCAGCAAGCGCCCCTGCCGTTGCACTTCCAAATAAATATCGCGCATTGAAACCTTTACTGTTGCAGTGTCGTGAGAATCATCAGCCATTAGATTTTGCCCTCATTTAGTTTGCGCTGTAACGCACTGATTGTTAGCTTGCCCCATTTACCATCAGCCTTCACACCCAGCTTGGCCTGCACAGCTTTGCGAGTGTTAGGCCCGATGATTCCATCAGCTTTCACACCCGCCCACTTCTGCATTGCGATGTAAGTCATCTTCCCAGGGATCCCATCAATGCGCCCTTTATACCCATATTCACGCAAAGCAGTCTGCCATTGCATCCAAGT